TGGTGTTGGTGCAACAAATATTGGATTTACAACTAGTTTACTATCAAGTGGAGGTAATTATTTTATATCTCATTTTCCTGGAGATAGTAAAGCATTTAAAATTCATACTTCAGAAGAAAATGCTCGTGCAGGAATCAATACAATTGACTTCTTGGCATTTGGTAATAATACTCATACATTTACTGCAAAAAGAGATAGAAGAAGAGTTGCAGAGATCGCTGTGGTTGAAGGAGGTCATGGATTTCAAAATAATAAAGTTGTTGTAACAAGCACAAAGTATCCACCCGAAAAACAAGAAGATATATTTAAAACTTTTGTTGGTATTAGTACTTTTGATAATTGCATTTATGCTAAAAATCATAATTTTAAAAATAATGATGAAATAAAGTACACGACATCAAATACTGTTATAGGTGGATTAACAGATTCTACAAATTATATTGTAACTGTCGTAGATAATCATAAATTTAAATTAAGTACAAACAAAACAGATTATAATAATAAAGTTTATATTAATTTGACAAGTTTAGGTGTTGGTAATCATACTTTTAACTATCCAGATATCATAGTCACAATTAGTGGTCCAACAGGATTAGGAAGCACTGTTGCTCCATCATATTACACTGCCACAGCAGATGCAGTTGTAAAAGGTAAAATATGTAATATTTTCATGGAATCTGGTGGTGTTGGATATGGTGTAACAAATATTATTAATTTTGTAAGAACTCCAACAATAACTGTAGAAACTGGTAAAAATGCTGAATTATCACCTGTTGTTAATGCACTAGGTGAAATTAGTGATGTTGTAATCGTTGAGGGTGGAACAAATTATTCTACTGCACCTGAAATTGTAGTGGGTGGTTCTGGAAAATTTGCAAAATTAAGAACAACTGTTTCTGGTGGTGCAATAACTTCTATAGAAATATTAAACAAAGGAAAAGGATATTCAGCAGTTACTGGAGAGACTACTCTCACTGTAGTTCCATTTGGCTCTGGATGTGTTCTTGGATCAGAATTACATAGATGGCAACTGAATAATGTAGAAAGATATGATTGGTTGCTTTCAGGAACTAATAAAGTAACATATAGAGATACAGTTCAAATTAAATCTGAAACCAAAGCAAAAGGCAATAAGATATGTTCTTTCTATCCTCCTAAAAAAATTAGAGAGATATTAAGTGATAATTTAGATGTAAATACTTTACAAGAGTTAGATCCAGGAGATGCAGGGTCTGCACACTCTAGAATTTTAGGTTGGGCATATGATGGGAATCCAATTTATGGATCTATTGGTAATGCAAAAGCAATTCCAGATTCTTCAGGAGCAGGTGGATTAAAAAGATTAAAATCAAGTTATAAACTCATAAGTCCTCAAGTAAGTTCAGATTTTAGACCCTCTGGTTTTGCTCAAGGAAAACTTATAGATGATTACATTTATAAAGGTGATGGTGATTTAGATCAACATAATGGTAGGTTCATTGTTAATCAAGATTTTCCAAATGGAACTTATGCTTATTTTTCTACAGTAGATAGTACCACTAAACTTCCTACTTTCCCATATATCACATTTAATCATAAAGATGCGACTGATTCATTTAATTATAGTATTTTTAATAAGCAGGATGATTTAACTTTAAATAGTGGTTTATATAAGAGAAATATAACACCATTAGGTATTAAGGAGAAATTTAGAAATTATCCATTCTTAGAAACTGCTACAGATTCAAAAGTAGTATTAAAAGTTGACTCAATTACTAAATCGGGTATAACAACTGTTAAAGTCTTAGAATCTGGTGATAATTATAAAGTTAATGAATTGATCAATTTTGATTTAAGTGCTGCCAGTGCTAAAATTAAAGATGTTTTTGGAAAAACTGTGGTTTCTGTTGCAACTACAGAAGTGACTGAGGATAATGTAACGTTTGCATTTAAAGATAGAAAAGTTACAGGTTTTACCACTGTTCCTCATAATTACAAAGATTTTGATGTTGTTGAAATATCTGGTATATCTTCATCTGTATATAAGAACATAGAAGGGTTCAGAACTGTTGGTGTCGTTACTTCTAAAACATCACTAACAGTTGCTATGGGAAATACTGCTGCAACTGGAATTAATACATTCATAAGATTAGAAGAACCAACTGTTTCTCGAAAATTTAAACCAGATGATATTATTAAAATTGGAAATGAAGAAATTTTAATTACTGTAGTTGATGACTTAAATAACAAATATAATGTTGTCAGAAAACATAACAATGTAGAATCTGCACATAACATTAATTCTGAAGTTAATAAACTTCCACAAGAATTTACCTTTGATGTTAAGGAACAATTAAAGAATAAAAATATAGAACCAAAAGCAGTTGAATTTTTTGATGCTTCTTTTATCACAATTGATGGTATTGCTTACAACAGATCTGTTGGTATTGGTAGCACTTCTAATAATATAGTTACTGGATTTACAAGCACTGCTATAATAGATTCTTCAATTCCTAATTCTATTCGTCTTCCAAATCATAGATTTAAAACTGGAGATAAATTAAAAGTAACTTCATTTGATGAAGGTATCGTAAAATCAAGTTTAGATGCAAGTTTAGCAAATCCATTTGATTTAAGCACTGTTGAACCTTTAATATGTGTAAAATTTAATAATGACTTTATTGGATTGTCAACTACAAATAAAGTAGGATTTAGTACCGATTTAATTTTCTTTACTGATCAATCCACTGGAAGTAATCACAGAATTGAAAAAATAACTGATGATGTGATAGGAAAGGCAATTAAAACTGCTGCTACTCTTGTTGCAGATGATCAACATCTTTTAGTTGAAGGTAATGATTTTAAATTAAATATTTCTCCAAATAAAACTCAAGAATTTTTATTCAAATATAATCAAGTAGCAAATAGATTAGTTGTCAATCCAGTATCATTTGCACCATCTGCTGTTGGTGTGGGTTCTACAGTATCAACTATAACAATTTCTAATCATGATTTTAAAACTGGTGATTCTGTCATATACGTTGGTTCAAATGCTGCAGATTTATTAGATCCTTTAGTTAATAATAATGTTTACCATGTAATTAGAATAGACAAGAATACAATAAGATTAGCAGATAGTTATCATGCATCAAATAAAGCATTTCCATATGAAAATATATTATTTACTGATAATGGTGCAGGAACTCATGAATTATCTAAAGTTAATCCATCAATAGAGATTCATAAAGGAAATACAGTATCAATCGGAATGTCGCATCCAAGTTTAGATGGATATACCTTGAATTTTTATACTGACAAGGAATTCAACTCTAAATTCAATTCAACTGGTATTACCACTACAGGAACTTTTGGTGATTCAAATACTGATACTAAAATATCAATTACTGATACAATAAATTTACCAGAGTTGTTCTACAGAATTGAAGGTCTTGATGATAAGTATACAGATACTTTCCCATCTTCAGTTTATACTGAAACAGAGAATCAACCTAAGATATCTTTTGTTGAAAGTAAATTTAATCGAGAGCATAGAGTAACTGGTGTTGGAAGTACAACCATATCATTTACTCTTGCTGGAACTGCAGAAACTACTTCTTATGATTCAACTGGATTTAGCACTGCATTCTATACTTCTGAGTCTACAAGTATACAAGGCGGAATAAATTCAATTGAAATAATTAATCAAGGAGTTTTACTTGATAATCTTCCAACTATTTCTTCAATAGGAAGCACTACAGGAATCAATGGTGTATTATCTGTAGAGTCAGAAGATATTGGACAGATACGTGCAGTCACAGTTTCTGATCAAGGTTTAGAACTTACAAATAATAAAACTTTAACACCAAAAGCAGATGCATACACAGTGTTAAAATTAAAAAATGCATTTACTTTAGAAAGTATTGGTATAAAAACTGGTGGACAGGATTACACTACACCACCAAGAGTTGTTGCAATAGGTCAACCAGACATATCGACTAAATCAACTTTAGTTGGTGGTTCTGTAGAAAATGTATCTATCATAACAAATGATAGTGGTTTTGATGATAATTTAAGAGTCATACCAACGATCAACTCAAATGGTGTTGGTGTTATAAACGCTGTATCCGCAGTTGTTACAGGATCACAAACAAACACACTATTTTTAAGAGCACCAATAGTTGGATTCCCAACTGGAGGTTTCCCATTTGATGTTGGAGATGAAATATTTGTAGAGAATGTTAAAACTTTAGGTGATGGTGATGGATATAATTCATCAGATTACGAATTCAAAAACTTTACTGTTAGTGGTATCAATACAATTGCTGGAACAGAAACAGTTAGTTATTCTATAGTTGGTCTTGGAACAACTGGTGGCACATATGATGGCAACAACGCTTTTGGTAGAGTAATTAAGAAAGATGATCTTGCTTCACTAGATCCAAAATTTAAGAAAGTTAAGTTTTTGGAGGGAGAAACAATAACTCAAGGAAATGCAAGTGGTATTGTTGTAGAAGAAGGATGGGATGAAAATTCACTATTATTAAAATTAGAAAATGTAACTGGTTCATTTACAAAAGAGCAACAAATCTTAGGTTCTGTTGATGGTGCAAAGGCAACAATTGAAGATATATTTGAATTTAACTTTGATTTAGAGGTTTCAGGATCTGTCAATAAGAATATTGATTGGGCAAATGATAAAGGTAAGTTGAGCGTTAATACTCAAAGAATACATGATAACGATTATTATCAAAGATTCTCATATTCAGTCAAGGGCGAAGTTCCTTACCAATCATGGAAAGAACCTATCGATAGTTTAGCACATGTATCTGGATATAAGAATTTTTCTGATTATCAATTATTGAATCAGGATTCTGTCGGTATAGTAACTGCTGACACTACAGTAAAATTATCATTGAATGTTGAGAACGAAGCATCTGTTCACAGAATAAGTCAATACGATTTTGCCACAGAAGATACTGATAATAGAAATCTATCAAAAATTATATCCTTTGAATCTTCAATTATTACAGACTATAATGAATCTGTAACTAATAAAGTTTTAATGATTGATGACATAAGTTCTCAGTTTACTGGTATTTCAACAACTACTGGTGGAAGTATAATTGGATTAAGCACATTTACTTTATTATCTGATGGAGAACCACTCTTTATTAAAACATTTAATCCAGCAGGTATTAATACTTCTAATAATCAAGAAATTGATATAAATGATCATGAATTTCATACTGGTGAAAGATTAATTTACTCTGGTGTTGGAAACACATCAATCGGTATTGTTACAACTTCCGTTCCAGGAATAGGAAATACTAATATATTACCTCCAGATGTATTCCCAATTAGAATCACTAAAGATAAAATTAAAGTTGCAATTAGTACAAGCAACGCTGCTGCAGGGATTGCTGTTACATTTACTAACCTAAGTGGTGTAGGAACTAACCATACATTAGAGGTCCATACTGAAGTAGCAACTAATAGAAGTTTCATCAGTATCGATAATGTTATTCAAAGTCCTCTTGCTAGAAAGATATTACCTCTTACACTATCCTCTCAAGTTGCCATAAGCACAAATAGAGTTTTCTTACACGATATATCAGATTTAAAAGGAAAAGATTTGATTAGGATAAATGATGAAGTTATGAAAGTAGATTTAGTTGGAATAGGATCTACAAACTCATTAAATGTAATTAGAGGTGTAATGGGAACAGTTGCTGCTGCACATACAGTCGGTGCTGCTGTGACTGCAGTTTCTGGTGATTATAGAATACAAAAAGGAATTATTCACTTCTCAGATGCTCCTTATGGTCCAACTGGTATAGGAACTCTTACAACTAATTCTACATTTACTGGTAGAGCATTATTCAGATTAAACTATGATAATAACTATGTTTTAGATGATATATCAGAAAGTTTCAATGGTATTGGAAGAACATTTAATTTAACAAGTAATGGAACTACAGTAACTGGTATACAGGGAATAAACACATCATTTGGTGCAGTACTAATCAATAATATATTCCAAAAACCATTCTATAGTGATGTTGGATCTGTTGTTAGATCAGATTACAAGATAACTGGAGTCGGACAAACTATTGTATTCACTGGTGCATTTGATCCTGATGGAGACTCAGTTGTTACAGACAATACTAAAACACCTAGAGGTGGTAGAATAGATCAATTTGTTACTACTGCTGGAAAGAATTTTCAAACACCTTATGCAGCAACAGGAACTTTGACAGTTTCTGCTACAGGAACAATATCTGCAGTTGGTATTACAACTGGTGGTGGTGGATATCTTGAGGTTCCTAGAGTTTCAATTGCATCAACACAAGGATCTAATGCAGCAGTAACTGCATCTATCACTGCAGGAATTGTAACAGCATTAACAGTATCGAATGCTGGAACTGGTTATACTGCGACTGATGGTAAACTTAAATTAATTATTGATGCTCCAAGACCTTACGTGGATTTACCTTTAACTGGTGGAACTGGATCTGGTGCTGCGATGAATGTTGTTGTTGGAACTGGAGGTAGTGTAATATCATTTGATATGACTAAGCGTGGAATAGGATACAGTATTGGTGATGTTTTAACTTTAGATCAGTTAGAATATAACGCAGGTGTTTCTACATTACCATTTACAGTCACTGTAAATAGTAAATTCCAAGATAAATTCTCTGGATGGACATTTGGACAATTACTTGAATTAGATGATTTTAGTAATCTATTCAATGGATTTAGAAAATCGTTCCTATTTACAAGAACCACAGATTCAGGAAAAGAATTCTATAGTATTGTTGCAAGAGCAGGTTCTGGTGTTATTCTTCCAAATAACTTGTTCATATTCATTAATGATGTTTTACAAAGACCTAATATAGATTATGTCTTTACAGGTGGTACAAGATTAGAGTTCTTAGAAGCACCAAAAGCAGGTAGTACTTGTAGGGTTTACTTCTATACAGGATCTGATGATGATTTTGTTCAGATTGATGTAGATCAAACTATAAAACAAGGTGATACTCTACAATTACAAAAACATGAGAACACAGTAGGTCAGGACCCAAGACTTGTATATCAATTAATTTCTGCAGATACAGTTGAAACTCAAATTTACTCTGGTGTGGGAATTGTAACAGATAATACAATCAAGAGACCAGTTGATTGGAAAAAACAAACTGAAGATGTAATCATTGACGGTGCAAAAATTGACAAGTGTAGAAATTACTTGCAATCACAATTTTTCCCATCTACAAATATTACTCAATCTGTTTCTGCAACTGATACAAAGATATATGTTGCTAACACATATCCTATATTCCAAAAAATAGATGATCAGGGTCAAACTCGAAATAATATAAGAATAGTTGGTTTAGGTACAACAGCAGTTGTTGAAGATATCGAAAATGTTGTATTCAATGGTGATTACGGAAGAATCGTCGGTGTTGCAGTAAGTAACACTGGATTAAATATGGGATCTAAAAAATGTATCATATTTGATTTGAAACCAGATCCTGAAATTATTGGAGATACTGGTAAAGGAAGGTCTGGAATTACAACTGGTGATTTCTTTGTAATCAAAAATTCTGTTGTTGGAACTGGTGTCACATCAGTTGGTGCAACTGCAGGAACTACTGTTGCAATTGGAACTGCCTTTATAGATAATGTGTTCTATGCTCATCATCATGTTTCAATAGGATCATCTATCCTCAGAGTGTTTTCAAATGTAAATAGTGTGGCAGGAATAAACACCAGTGCAGTAAATCACGTTACAGAACTTGGTAACTACAGTTGGGGATCAATCGAGGTATCAAGAACAACTAGTTCTCATGCCTTTACTTTCTTTAATCAGCAAGGTACAGTGGGTATAAACACATCTGCACATGTGTCTAGAATAGTTAAATTAAAGACTGAGTACTAACACTCTTCATTATGGTATAAATAATCAAAAAACAATAGCAATGCCAGCCATAATCACTGACCAATTTAGAATATTAAATGCTGAAACTTTTGCCCAAAGTTTTACTGGAATTGGTACTACGACAAATTATTACTATACATTTTTAGGTCACCCGAATCCTACTAACGTTTCGATTGGAGATTATGGTGATACTAATTGGGGGACTACTAATGGAACTCCTTCACCAAGAGATTCATTTAAAGAAGAAAACTTATATCATGACAGTATGCTTTTTCTAAAAAGAGTAACTGCATCTGATGTTAGAAGAGTTGTGAGAAGATATAATTGGGAATTGGGTATTACATATGACATGTATAAAAATAATTATGATATAAACAATAAATCTCCTCAAACTTCTGCTACCACATTATATGGATCTAAGTTTTTCATTGTAAACTCTGAATTTAAAGTATACGCTTGTTTAAACAATGGTGCCAATCCTGAATTCCCTAAAGGACAAAAATCTTTAGCAGAACCAAATTTTGTTGATGTTACACCACAAGCAGCAGGTACAGGGTCTGATGGTTATCTTTGGAAATATCTGTACACAATATCTCCTTCAGATGTTGTTAAGTTTGCAACTGATAGTTATATACCACTACCTGAAAAATGGGGTGATACTTCAACGTCAACTGTAAAGAATGCTTCAGTTAAAGGAAAAATTGAAACTGTTTTAATAACCACAAGAGGATCTGCGTATCAGATAACAGGTGGTTCGACTACAGGAACTGTTACAAATGTTCCTATCTTTGGAGATGGTTCTGGAGGATTTGTTTCAATTACACTTAATGGTGGTGAAGTTGATACAATCACCGTTACAAACGGTGGAACAGGGTACACAAAGGCGTTCATTCGCTTTGAACCGTCTTTACTATCAAATCTATCTGCTGGATCTGGAGCGACCTTCGAGGTCATTATACCACCCCAGGATGGACATGGTGCTGACGTATACAGAGAACTTGGTGGAAATCGAGTAATGGTTTACTCTAAGTATGATGCTGATCCAGATTATGTTACTGGTAATGATTTTGCTCGTGTTGGATTAATTAAAAATCCAGTACAAAATGGCAGTGATACTGAACCATTAGATACATCAACTGCAACTGCTCTTGGTGCTTTAAGATTAAGAGCAACTGGTGCAGCAACAACCACTAGTGGAACCAATTATCCAATTAATGCACAAATAACTCAAACAGTTGGTGTAGGATCAACTGCTGTTGGTTATGTTGCATCATGGAATAAAGATACTGGTATTTTAAGATATTATCAACCAGTTGGATTATCCACATTAGCTGTTGCAGGAAGTAAACTTTTAGATTTTGCAGGTATTGCAACCTCTATAAATTGTAGTGATGCTTTATTTTCTGGTCCTACCTTAATTGTTGATGATACTTTTGATAATCAAAATAAAATAACAACTGGTTCTAAAATTATAGAACTTGGACAAACTTTTAATGATGGTATAGCACCTCCTGATTTTAACAGGCATTCAGGAGAAGTGATTTATATTGATAATAGAGCACCTATCACTAGGTCGTCTTCTCAGAAGGAAGAAGTAAAAATCGTAGTAGAATTCTAAAGAAATGACACAGAACACTAATTTAAATGTTTCCCCATACTTTGATGATTTTTCCGAGAGTAAAAATTATAAGAAAGTGCTGTTTAAACCTGGATTTCCTGTTCAATCCAGAGAATTAACAACACTACAGTCAATTCTTCAGAATCAGATAGAGAGATTTGGTCAATATTTCTTCAAAGAAGGATCTATGGTAATTCCTGGTGGAGTATCATATGATATTTCTTACTTTGCTGTAAAATTAGATCCATTCTTTTTAAATATACCAGTAAAAGAATATACAAAAGTATTAGCAGACGGTGGAATTAAGATAAAAGGAGAAACATCTGGTGTAACTGCAATAGTTGTTGATAGACTAACACCAACAGAATCTACTGATAGTGTGGATACAATATATGTAAAATATGTTTCTAATGGAACAGATGGTGAACAAAATAAGTTTGCAGATGGGGAAAACTTAATCACTCTTTCAGACATTAATTTTTCAGTATCAAATATTGAAGCAAATTCAACCTTTGCTAAATGTATTGATACAAACGCTACATCAACTGGTTCATCAGCCTCAGTTTCTGAAGGGATATACTTTATACGTGGTTATTTTGTAAATGTTCCAACATCTACAGTTATTTTGGATCAATATACAAATTCACCTTCATATAAGATTGGATTATCAATAAAAGAAGAGATAGTTAGTGCATCAAAGGCAAACTCTGATTTATTTGATAATGCAGTTGGTTTTGCAAATGAATCTGCACCTGGTGCTGATAGATTTAAAATATCAACAACGTTAATTAAAAAATCACTATCAGATGTAAGTGATCAAAATTTTGTAGAATTAATTCGAGTAAGAGACGGTGTTCTAGAAGAATTTAAAAATACAACAGACCTTAATATATTTGAAAGAGAGTTAGCAAGAAGAACATATGACGAATCAGGTGACTATTATACAAAACCATTTACACTTGATATTCGTGAATCATTAAATGATAGAATATCAAATAGAGGTTTGTATTTTGAAAATGAAGTAACACAAAATGGTAATACACCATCAGATGATATCTACACAATTCAAGTTTCACCAGGAAAGGCATATGTAAGAGGTTTTGAGATCGATAAAATAGGTACGACTGCTGTTGACTCATTAAAACCAAGAACAACCCGTAAGAAGGAGACACAGTTCGTTCCTGTCAATGCAGGTAATGTTGTAACTCTTGATAACGTATCTAATGTACCAAAGGTTGGATTTGGTACAGACCTTGTGGTTTTACATGATCGTAGAATACAAGGAACAGGTGCATCTGCAGCACTTGTATCTGGAGATAAAGAAATCGGTCTTGCAAGAGCATATGATTTCAATCAAAAGTTTCAAGTTGGTGTATCAACTGAAAAATTTGATCTTAGATTATATGATATTCAGACATTTACAGAAATCACAGTTGGTACAGCGATCACTGCTGCTAAAGATTCTTACGTAAAAGGTAAATTTAGTGGATCTACAGGATTTTTAAGGTCTGCTTTATCTAATGGATCAAATATAGTTCTTTATAATACTAAAGGTGATTTTCAAATTAATGAACCATTAGAAATAAATGGTGTTAGTGTTGGTAGAAACGTTGGTGTTTCAACTGATTTTGAATTCTCTGATGTCAAATCAGTATCATCTGAAGTAGGTGGTGGTGAGTTATTCCTTGCGAATACAGAATTAAGTGGAGAGGTTAGACCATTTAACGCTGGTGATGAATTTAATATTGGATCAGTTAGTGGTTCTGGTTTGAATCAAACAGGTACAATGACTTGTGGTGGTGTCGCTGACTTTAGAACTCTTGTTAAAGTTGGTGATATTATATCATATGTTTTATCATCTACTGCTAACACACCATTCTTTAATAGGGTTTCTGCAGTTGCAAAAAA